TCTGGTGCAGCTAGAGGATGAAGAGAAGACCAGAGCCATTGAGGCCAGGGATTACATCAAGCTTTCAGAAGCCCAGGACATCATCACCAGGTGGACAGCCAAGGTGGTGCAGAGATTGGAGAAGCTTCCCTTGGACTGTGCTGAGTCCTGCAATCCGGACAGGCCAGAGACTGCAATCAAAGCCCTGGAGAAGTGGACACTTCAAGCAAGGGCAGAGCTTTCACAAAAGACCTTATGAGCAAGATCATCAAGTGGGTGGCCTGTGGTGACAATCACGGAGACAGACAAGACCCTGAAGCTGTGTCTGCACTCCTTGAGTATTGCAAACAATTCAAGCCTGATGTCCGCATCCACCTGGGTGATTGCTTTGATCTCCGGAGCTTGAGAAGCCAGGCCAAGGACAGGGAAGCCAATGAGAGCTTGAAGGAAGACTTGCAAGAGGGTGTGAAATTCCTCCGGAAGTTTTCACCTGATGTGTGGCTGTGGGGAAACCACGAAGCCAGACTTGATCACACCATTGCTTCCTCCGGTGATGCCAAGGAAGTGGACTATTGCCAGGGCATTAAGGATGAGCTGATGCGAGAGGCCAGGAAGATTGGGTGCAGCAAGGTGCTTCCATATCACGCAGACCTGGGAGTGTTTGAGCTGGGCAGAGTGGCCTATGCCCACGGATACAGCCACAGCACCAGGGCAGTGCAGGAGCAGGGTGCTCACTATGCCCAAAGGGGTGGAGGCTTTGTCTGTGGTCACATCCACAGGCTTGAGATGGTGGCACTCCGGAAGTGGGGTGGTGGGGCAGCTTACTCAGCCGGATGTCTGTGTGATAAAGAGGCAATGACCTATGCCAGCCACAGGCTGGGCAGTGCAATGTGGGGCAGTGGCTTTGCAGCCGGGTGGACTGATGGTGATGATTGGAAGGTGACACTGATCCACAAGGTGGGAAGAAAGTGGGTCTTCCAGACAGACCTCAAACTGTATGACCCCACCAAGTGAATTGACCAGGCTGGCTGAACAGCTTGAGCTGCATCAGAAGTTTGACCAGGCCAAGTGCCCACCTGGCTGGCTGACCATCAGAGACTTGAGGCTGGTCTTCCGTTTCCTCAGCCTCAGCAGCACAAGCTCAAAGGCCAAGGAGCTTTATGACAAAGGACTTCTTGAGAGGAAGGGATACCAGGTGAAGGCCATCAATGGCAATAGGTCTTGGACTTATGCTTACAAACCCAAGAAGCCACTGAAGACCTTGGATGATGTGTTGATTGCAGCTGCGGACATAGGCCAAGACAAAGTGCCGGAAGGATGGGTGAGTGCACTGACCTTCAGCAAGCTGGCCAACATCAGCAGATCAGCTGTGTTCCAGATGGCAGAGAGGCACAGTCTTGAGTCCAGGCTTTACCGGGTCAGAGGTGGTGCTTGTGGGATCAAACCTGTCCGGCACTTCCGGCTGGCCACCCTTAACAAGCTGCACCATCTCAGAGGCAAATGACAACGGACAATGAAGCCAGCTTGGTGGGTGCAGCCCAGGAGATCATCAAGCCCATTTATTCCGGTGACCCTGTGGCCTGGGCTGAAGCCAATGTGCTGGATGTTCCGGACAGCCCAATCAGAGGGAAGCTGAGTCTGGCCAGGACTCCTTGGATTGGGGAAGCCTTACGCATTGCCACAGATAGTGAGACAAAGCTGCTGACCATCCTGGCTTGCACCCAGGCAGGGAAGTCCTTGTTTGCGAGACTCTACACCCTTTGGCAGATTGCCAATGCCCCAGCACCAATGATGCTGCTTCAGGCCAATGATCCGGAGGCCAAGGATTTCTTCCTGCGTTATGTCCGGCCACTCTTCAAGCAGTGCCCACCTGTCCAAGCTTTGGTGTCTGACACAGACAATGACAAGAGCCAGGTGGCTGACTTCTCCAATGGGGCTGTGGTCTATTGCAGGGGTGCTTGGAATGAAAGCAATTTGCAGAGACTCAGCTTGCGGACAGTGATCATTGATGAGGCTTGGCTTGTCCCAAAGGGTCACATTGCTGAAGCCTCAGCTCGCACACAGTCCTTCAGCTGGATGGGCAAGGTGATTGCAATGAGCCAGGGCGGGGATGTGGGTGGTGAATTTGATTTGCTCCACTCCGGCACAAACCAGATGCATTGGAATTTCAGCTGCCCCAGCTGCAACGCAGTGCAGCCCTGGGATTGGAGCTTCATCAGGTTTCCTGACTCAGCCAAGATGAATGGGGTGTGGGACTTGAAGGCTGTTGAGAATGGGACAACTTATGAATGTGCCCACTGCCACACCCACTTAAAGGACACACCTGGGGTGAGAGCTGAGGCCAATCGGATTGACCGGGGGGCGAAGTTTGTTGCCACCACCACAAGCAGCTCCTGGGGTGCAGTGGGCTTGCATTGGAATTGCTTGTGCAATTCTTCCTGGGGCAAGGAGGGTGTGCGTCTGCTTCTGGCCAAGCAAGCCTTTGACCTGTATGCAGACACATCTCTGAGACGCACTTTCTTCCAGAAGAGATTGGCCAAGTCCTGGGCAGAGGATGCTGGTGAGATTGTGTCCCAAGCTCAGGCTGGGGACTATGCCTTGGGTGATGCCTGGGACAAGGAAGCCTGGATCACTCCGGAGGCCAGGGTGGTGGATGTGAACAGCACCACCATCCCATCTGGGTCAGTGCCCTTCCGGACTCTGGCTGTGGATGTGCAGAGAGGTTATTTTTTTGCAGAGGTTAGAAGCTGGAGCAAGTCCGGCCACAGCAGACTCAGGTGGTGGGGCAGGGTGGACACCTGGGAACAGCTGGATGATCTGGCCAAGACCCACCAAGTGAACAGGGCATTGATTGGAGTGGACTGTGGTGACCAGACCCAGGAAGTCTATGCCAGGACAGCAGCCAGACAGTGGAAGAGTCTTAGGGGCAGTGGCCAGGCAGACTTCACAGTGAAGGACATTGGAGGCAAGACCACCAAAAGATTTTATTCAGACAAGCAAGCTGTGTTTGTCCCAGGCCAGAGGAATAGGGCTGAGCTTCTGGTGTGGAGCAATCTGAGCACCAAGGATTTGCTGGCCGGACTCCAGAAGAGGAAGCTGCACACATTTGCCAGAAATGTTCCGGAAGACTATGTGCACCAGCTGACAAGTGAAGTCAGGGTGAAGGACAGCCGGACAGGGAAGCCCCATTGGATTTTGCCAGCCAGCAAGACCTGTGGAAACCACGCCTGGGACTGTGCCCTGATGGGACTGATCCTGGCTGTGAGATGGGGCATCATTGGCAGAGAGGCCACTGAGACTGTCCAGGCTGAGGAAGCAGCACAGCCAGATCAGAAACCAGATTGACAGATGATGCCCCCTGGTCACTCTGGCTTGAAGCTGTCCTGGCCTCTTAGTGATGGCCAGCAATCGGGTCGTTGTTCATTGCAGTGGTGGAGGCCAGGCCAGCCCAATTGACTTCCTTTGCAATTCAAATGCCACAAGGACTTTTCATTGGGTTAAGTGAAGCAGAGCTGCTGGCCATCAAGGCCAAGGCTGTCAGCCTGATCACAGCCGGAGTGACCACCACAAGTTATTCTGACAGTGGCACATCTGTTGGCAAAGCCATCACCCTGCCAGCCAAGGAGATGCTGGCCGAAAGTCTGATGGCTCTTCAGCTTCTCAATCCTGGTGTCTATGGTGAACGCATCACAGTGATCCGGACTGATTGGAGCAACACCAAGGACTGATTTCCAATGGCCAAGAAACAACCCACCCAGGTCATCAAGCCTGGGGCTGACACCCCCAAGCTCCAGAAGAAAGCTGGAGCTACACAGTTTAGCTCTGTGTCAATGAGCAGCAATAGGGCTGTGATCTATGGCACAGCTGTGGACTTCTCCACAGACTACACCCCTTCTGACCGCATTGAGATGATCAAGCGGCTGCGTTATGGGGAACGCAATTGCGGACTCATCCGGCAAATCCTCAATGACTATGTGACTTATGTGGTGGGTGATACCATCACCCCACAGTCCCACTGCTCAGATGATGTCAAGGCTGAGCTGTATGAAGCTTACTTCAAGCAAGCCTCCAAATCCCTGGACTCTTCCGGAAGATTTGGCTGGGGCGAAATCCTCCGGATTGTGCTCAGGGGTGCTCTGCGAGATGGGGACAGCTTTGTGGTTTTCATCAATGACCAGGATGGCAAGGCCAAGCTCCAGCTCTTAGAGGGTCACAGGATCGGAAACCCTGAAGGCCAGGAAGTCCCCAAGGGGATGTTGGATGGTGTGACCTTTGATGCCCAGGGCAGGATCAAGTCATACAATGTTTTACAGGGTGACCGGAGCAGCCGCACAATCCCAGCTGCGTCTGTCTGCCAGGTCTGTGAATATGACTATTCATCCGGCAGCCGGGGACTTCCCTTGCTTCAACACAGCTGGACGGACATTGCCTCGGAAGACCAGCTGCTCAAGCTGGAGATGCTCGCCTGCACCAATGACACAGATGTGACAAGGGTGCTCAAGAAACAGGGTGGCTTCATTCCAGCTGATATGGCCTCAGAGCTTTCCGGCAGCACAAGTGGAAGCCTGGACTCAGTGGCCAGCCGGATGGGTGGCAAGCTCATAGCTCTTGAACCAGGGGAAGACCTGGTGAGTCTGGAAAGCAAAAGACCCAATGGAAATTTTGTGAAATTCCTTGAGGCCATCCAGAGGGACATCAGCCGGGGCACAGGACTTCCTTATGAATTTTCAGGTGATAGCTCTTCAGCAGGGGGTGCTGCACTGAGGCTGATCAATGCCAAAGCTGACAGAAGTTTCCAGCGTTGGCA